TCGCCACAACGGGCTCCGCACTCGTCCTCGGTATCGTATGCACAGTACTCGCACAGGTCACCTTCTGCTAGAATCTCAAGCAGCTGCTCGCGGTCGTTCTCGCACAGCCAGTCCAGGTTGTTCATGCCAGCGCCCCCTTCAGCTCCCGCAGGAACTCGGACTTGATCGCGCGGAGCTGCCGGACGGCATCCTTCAGCTCGCGCCTCCCCATATCGTCGGCCTCGCGGTCGAGGCACCATTCCAACGCGTATTCCAGCTTCCCGAAGTACGCAGGGCAGGCCATCCAGTCGGTCTCGCCCGCCCGCTTCGCGTTGTGGTTCGCCTTCACCTCCCGCAGCTGGAACACCTGCCAGTTCATCGAGTCGATGCGCTTCACGCGCCACCGACCGAACTCTATCTCCGTTCTCTCCATGTCTCTCGCTCCTTTCTTTCGTCGTTTCGCCGCCTGTGGCGTCGATGTGCGCCCGATAGCGCATCGGGTGGACTACTTACGCACCACGCCCAGCGTCGAGCCGTCACGGGGCTTGTAGCCCTCGCAGTGGGTGCATCGCTGAACGACCCATCCATCTCGCCAACGGCAGCGCGTCCACTCCCGATGGAACGTCCTCCCGTCGGTCGTGATGCCGTTCGGTGGGCTGAGGGAGCGCAGGCACGTATCGCATAGGAAGCACGTCATAGCCCCGCCTCGTCGTAGTGCAGCGTGTCGAACGCGGCGATGCGCCTGCCGATCCACTGCATCACCGGGACCGCCATCGAGTTGCCCATGGCCTTGTACCTCGGCGTGTCCGGGCATTCCTCGGCGGGCTTGCCCCGATACGGTATCTTTGTCCAATCGTCAGGAAAGCCCTGAAGCCGCTCGCATTCCCTCGGCGTCAGCCTGCGGACAACGTAGCGTTCGCCGTCAGGCTGGAACATCGTCTGGTCTTGTCCTGTAGCCAACGTGTAGCTCACGTCCTCTCCTACCATCGCGCCCTCGCCCCCCCCTATATTCGGGGAGCCGGTGTGGCGCATCTTCAACATGTACGTCTTTGGCATATCACCTTGCCCTCGCTCACGTACTCGTTCCCGACGCCCTTGTAGTCCCGGGCGCATAACGCGCCCACGATGTTCTCTCCGTTGCTATTCAGGGCGACCCCCCCCCGACCTTCAAGCTGCCGCAGAGGTCTTCCTCTATCGCGGTCTTGCCGTTGTCATCGGCGGCGCACACTATCGGCTGCTCGTGAGAAGCGTTGAGCGTGGTGCTCATGTCCTCCTCGATGCTCCCACGAGACTGGCCGTCCTGCATGCACACGTAGCTCGTCTGCTTCATGCCCGGCTGAGCCGCCAACGCGCCGACCGTCTGGCCATCGCCACCGAACAGCCTTACCTCGTCCCTGGTGTTCTGCGCGAACGCGACGGCGTCAAACCCACCCCGATTCGTAAGCGACCGACTGCCTGTCGATGCAGTTGAGGGTGTAGGCGCTTCCATCCTCGCAGAACCCCCCCCCATGGCTGTTCTGGCTCGTGCCGCCGTCGGATTGGAGCGCGACCGCCGAGTGTATGCCGCCGCCCCCCTCGTGGGTCAGTGTGTGGGACAGGTCTTCGCTGACCTTCGGTGTCTGCTTGTAGTCCACCATCACCGCTGGCTGATGGTAGTCGGCTGTCAGCGTCGGGGACTGGTCAGGCTCGTATCCGACCCCCCCCGCTGCGCTTCCCTGGTGGTACTTGAATCCCGCGCTATCACCAATTCCAGCGCGTCCCTCAAGATGCTCGGCAAGGGCTTCCCGCGCTTCTCGGCCCTTCGGATGATCCCCTGACAGGCACGTGCGCTCAAAGAGTATTTCTGCGGCGTGCGGGCTTCCAAGAACTCCGACAAGGAAGACGCGCCTGCGGCGTTGCGCAACCGGCCCGAAGAATCCAGAAGGCGACCCGTCGGGTACTCTGACGTACTGCGCATCGAGTACTCGCCATGCCAGACCGTACCCGAGTTCGTCCAGCTCCGCGAGTAGCTGTCCGAACGCAACTCCGCGCTCGGAACTAAGCGCCCCCGGCACGTTCTCCCAGAGGATGTATCGCGGCGACCCCCCCCCGCTGGCCTGCACGAGTTCTCGAACTGCTCGTATATACTCGAACATGAGGCCGGACTCGCCTGCCAGTCCCTCGCGGTTTCCCGCGATGGAGAAGGACTGGCAGGGGCTTCCCCCGACCAGAACGTCAACTGCTCCGAATCTTGCATTGAACTCCTTCCAGTCCACCTCCGTCACGTCCCCGAGGTTCGGCACGTCGGGGAACCTGTGCGCCAGGACGGCGCTCGGGAACTCGTCAACCTCGCAGAACGCGACTGGCTCCCATCCGAGCAGCTCCCAGGCCACCGATGCGGCCTCGACGCCGCTGAAGAGCGATAAGTACCTCATGGCGCACCTCCTACCCGTCCTCGTCTATCCCCATCTCGGCGAAAGCCTCGCGGCGGGACATGCCCGACTTCCTAAGCTCCCGCATCTGCTCTCGGAAGCCGCGCTCGCGCCTGAACACGGCCCCCCCGATGATCACGGTCCCGATGTTCCCGAGCGCCCCTTTCGGCAGGATGTCGGGGAACGGGACCTCTATCGTCCACGGCGGCTCGCCGTTGGCGTCCACCAGCCGCCGCAGGCTCGCGCGCCCCGGCACGCGGAGGATGCCGCGCTCGGTCGTCGCCATACTCATAGCCCTGCCTTCCTTTCTCTTCCGCTTCCGCTATCGGAAATCAGCTTCGGTGCCGCGGATAACGAGGCGGCGACTTCGCCTCGTTTACGGGGCACCCGTTTCCGCTTGCGGAAAAGGTAATTACCTTTTATAAGTGGCTGATTTCCGTTCCGCTATCGGAAATCAGCTATAAGCTAAACAGCTCATTTCCGCATCGTTTCCGCAGGAAAAAAGGTCTTTTTCCGATATCGGAAATTAGCTAGCTAATTTCCGCATCCCGCAGCGCCCTATTTCGGCACCACGAAATTGACCTTGCCCACCTTCTCGACGCGCAGCTTCTCGGACTTGCATGCCCATGCCACGATCGTCCTCGCCGACTTATTGAACATGTCGGCAAGCTCGCCAGCCGTGGCGGGCATCGCGTCCTCAGAGCGCCCTAGGATGAACTCTTCGAGCTTCGCCATGTTCTCGTCGCGCTCGTCCTGCATCTGCGCCCCGCGCTTGCTGCCGCCGACCGACTGCGGCGACATGATGCTGAACTCGCTCAGGTAGCCCGTCGTGTCGATGTGGTGAACCGGGAAGTCGAAAACCACGTCCATGGGCGGCTTCGGCTCGAAGTCCCGCAGGACGGTCTCGACGCGCCATGCGGTCGCCTTCGCGTCGTAGCCCCACTCGGTCACGCTGTGGCCCTTCAGGTCGAGCGGCGAGATGTCCACCAGCTCGTCGCAGTCGCGGGCGAACACTCCCGAGCCGCTGAACCTGTCCTGGGCGCTCACGCCGCCCTTCGCGCCCTTGCTGTGGTGGTGGCAGTACGCCACGCTCGCATGCAACCGCATAGCCAGCTCGTCCATGGCGAGCATGAACGCGCTCACCTCCTCGGCGCTGTTCTCGTCGCCCGCGAACAGCTTGTACACGGGGTCGAGTATCACGATGTCGTAGCGGCGCTCCTCGGCCTGCTCGATGATATGGTCTTTGCTTGTTTCCAGCGGCTGCGTGCGCCCGCGCATGTTCCACACGTCCATGTTCCCGGCTATCGCGGCGCGATCTGCGCCGTCCATATGGTCGGCGACCTCCCACACGCGCTTGCGGAACGACTCGCCGCGCAATTCGCAGTTGATATACAGCACGCGGCCCTTCTTGCATTTGCACCCCATCCACTTCGTGCCGCACGACACGGCGATGGCGAGCTGGATGAGGCTGAACGACTTATACGACTTCGACGGGCCAGCGACGCACATCTTGTCGCCGCGCCGCATTATCCCGTCTATCAGAACCTCGTCCAGCACGGGCGGCGTTTCCATGTCCATCGGCTCGATGCCGTAGTCGTATGACAGCCGCGCCGTCTTCTCCTGCGCCATCCAGGTCGAGAAGTCGCGAGCGCCCGTGCGCAGGTGCATCAGCTCCTGCTTGCGCTCGCCGCGATCTACGCCTGCCAGCCTGGTCAGCCTGCTCGGGTTCTTGTTGGCCTTGTCCACCGACATGCCGACCTTCTCGCATTCGGCGTGCATGTAGCGCACGCGGTCTGCGAAGTGGTTCTTCCCGTCGGCATCGACGCGAACGATGGCATGCACCGACTTGCCGCCGCTGTTCGTGATGCACACGATGGGAAGGTTCAGCTCGAACAGCATGCGCTCCTGGTCTTTTATGGGCATGTCGTCGCTCTCGATGAGCGCGTTGCGGTACGCCGTCACGTCGGCGTCGCTGATGCCCTTCCCATTGGTCGGGTTCGTGCGCAGCCAGACGCCCGCCTCGCGGTTGTACTTGCCGATAGCGGCGTCCAGGCCGCGAGCCCTGATGTCGGCGCACAGTTCCGAGCAGACGAACCGCTGGCCGTAGCCGGACGGCACCCACTTGCCCTTGTCGTTCCGCGTCGCCTTCGTGACGATGTTCACGATGTCGTCCGGCTCGAACATGGCCTCCAGCTGCGCGACCGCCTGCTCGCCTGCTCCGTCCATGTCCACGTGCGGCGGTATCTGGGCGACCTTGGGCAGCTTGTCGTATTTCTCGCGCCAGTCCCATCCAGCGTCCCAGGCCCGCTTCCACAGCGAGTTCGCCGTGATCGCGCCGTCCTCGTCAACCGAGTTGAACAGCCGCGTGGCTACCGCCTCGTCGTAATTCGATGCGTCTATGCTGCTCCATGCGAGCCAGTCGGCCAGCTCGCCGCCAGCCGCCTTGAACGCTATGCCGATGTTCTTCCACTCGTCGTAGCCGTAATCCGATGCGTACAGCGTGGCGAGGGCGCTCCGCGCCTTGTACGCGTTCGTCTTGGCACCCTCGCCGTATCCGTCCGCCTCGGCTGGCACGTCGCCGTGCTTCTTCCATCTCTCCTTGAAGCCCACGCTATCACCCCCCGAGACCGTCGAGTATCTCGATAACCCGGCTTCCCGCGTCCTCCGGCTTGCAGAACCCGAACATCACGCCGTACCGCTCGTGCATGCGCTCGCACGCCCTGGCGATCGACTTGCCCGTGTAGCGCACGGCCCGCCCGCTCCTGTTGCGGGTCTTGTACGATTTGTCGGGTTCGACCCAGCTTTCGAGGTCTGACAGGCACCTCACGCCGTCGGTGTTCTCCACGAGGATGACGAGCTGCGTCCCCAGCTCCATGGCCCTCTCGCATTCGCGCCTGAATCGGTCGTGGTCGGCCTTCAAGTCCATGCCGAGCTCGATTATGTCCTTCTTGGTATCAACGGCAACCCTGGCGGGCCGCTGGTAGTCGCCGACGGGGAGTGCGCAGCGAACCACGCGCTCCCCCATCTTCTCGAAGTGGGCGTCTTTGCCCGCGTGCTTGCCCTTCTGCTGCCGCGTATCCTCGATCAGCGCCATTAGAACGGCACGTCCGCGAGGTATTCGCTGCCGGAGCTGGCCTGCTCCTCGCCCTTCTCGGTGCGGCTGTCCTTCGGCTCGGGCAGTTTGTAGCGCCCGTTCCTGATGTCCACGATCGGCGCGAACCCCTCGACGTTCATCCTTGCGCGGTCTTCGCCGCTGCTGTTCGTGTAGTCCTCGCGCTGCACCAGGATGCCGACCTTCAGCCCGACGAGTGACTCGGGGTCGCAGTCCCAGCCGTCCAGCCTGAACCCGTCGTTGCTCGCTTCGACGCATTCCAGGAACCGCTTCATGAAGCCAGCGGCCCTCTCCTTGTAGGAGCGCGTGAACTGGTGCGTGTACACGCGGTCATCGGTCTCGAAGAAGCCCTTGTGCTCTCCCTCCGCGATGTCGTAGGTGAACCGCAGGTACTCCTTGCTCTCCACGTCCTCGACGCCAGTGATGGTCGCGACGTAGCCGCCCGCCGGGAGCATCCTGCTCGTGCCTGCGGCGTCCACTTCCGTCCAATTGATTCCCTTGCTCTTGAATCCCATTTTCTCCTCCTATCGCTTGCAATACTTTTCATATTTGGATGCTGCGCGCTCTTGCCCTGCGCGGAATAGATCGTTTATTCCATCGAGGTCATGGATTTCGTCAAAAATACCATCGCCGTCGTATTCGCCGCAGCAAGCGCACGTGTACGAGTCTTCTACAGCAACGAACCAGTACTTCCCGCAGAATCTGCATCTTGCTAGAAACAGCTCATTCGAGTAACAGACGATTTCGGGATTTCCTCCCATCTTCTCGATGTCTTCGTCCGATAACTCGCCTGGCTTCATGTCGTACCAATACTTGAAAAATTTCGACCAGTCGTATCCGATAACGAGAACAGGGTATTCTTTATCGAATACAAGGCCATAGGCCTTACCCATCGCCGCCGGGCTTGGCTTGTCTTTGCATTCGATGTACATTTTTGCGTCTGGAAGCCAGAAATCTGGCGAGTACCACAATCCATTGCTGAGCATGTAACCGGGCTCGCTCGGGTGGTACTTCCATTTGATTCCGAAATTGTCGAGAGCTTGGGCAGTCTTTCTTTCCGTCGCTGCGTCCATCCAGATGCCTTTGTAATACCCTGGTTTCGCTTTGATGTTCGGGTTGTAATTCTGCTTGAAACTCATTCCTCCTTCTTCACCTCCTTCAGCGGGGCCATGCCCCAGTAATCCCGAATCGCCGCGTCCACGGCCTTCAGGTCGTTGTCGATCACGGCTTCCCCGAACATCCCCATCGGCGTCTTGACGGGCGTCGTGCCGTCCGTCTGCGTGATGAAGTGGAACCCCGCATCGTCTCGGTCTGCCAGCAGAACCACGGGGAACATGCCCTCGATGGTCAGCTGGTTGTCGAGCATCTTGCCGATGGTCTTGGCCTTCATGCGCCCCGCATCGTCGTAGTCCGGGTGCATCATGAAGTACACGACCGTGTTCTCGTCGGTGGCGTTCGCCGCCTCCAGCAGCTGCTCGAAGTTCACCGCCATGTCCGTGAACTTGCCGTACCCCTGCTGCTTGGCGAGGCGGAAGTTCTGGAATGCCATCAGGTAATTCGCATCGTCCACGACGTACGCCCTCAGCTTGTTCGCCGCGAGCGATTGATGAATCTGGCCGTACTGGCACCTGTCCAGCTTCGCCAGCCTCTTGCGGAACGGCAGCGGCTTGCCAGCCACGTTGAAGATGCCGACCTCGCCCTCGTCGAAGTTCCGCAGGCTCGTGGACTTGCCCGAGCCGCTATGCCCCAGTATCAGGACGCTCACTCCCATCGTCCCCTCCTTCCAGGCCCGACGCATGCTCGAACTCGCGCATGAAGTCGAACCAGTACTCGCATTTGCCGTCCTCTGCCAACCGCATCAGCGCCTCGAACGCGTTGCACGCCCCGATGAACAGGAGGGCGTCGGACTCGCCGTTGTCCGCCATCTCCAGCGCCCGCTTCGCGAGCTGCTTGGAGAGCGCGTCCAGCTCCCACTTGTCCACGATCAGCTGCTCGGCGTAGGTGCGTTGCGGCCTGTATTTGCACAGCGTCATGACTCGCCCTCCCCGTCCTCGTATTCGGGGTTCCCGCATTGGCAGAACGGGCACTCCGGCAGGGCCATGTCGTAATGGCACCCGCAGGCGTCGCACTCGACCGTGCAGGGCGGCTCCGGCGGCTCGTACCACCAGTCGGCGGGGTTGCAGCCGTCGGGCAGGTTGCTTCCGTAGGTCGCCATGCTCACACCTCCGTCCACGAGTACCCGTTCGCCGCCAGCACCTGCTTCGCGCTCGCATACGAGCGGCAGGCCCGCGTGTACGGGTACATGTCCTGCTTGAACAGCGTCAGCTTCCAGCCGTTGTCGTGGCTGTTCGGCACCAGCACGGCGCGCTGGCCGTAGGCGTCGCGGAATCTTCTAACGTCGCGTCCCACGTCCGCCCCCTCTCGCCAGCTTGCGCAGCCTCGCCTTCAATCCGCGCTTGGGCAGGCTGTAGTCCACGGGATGCGCCCAAGTGGACGCCTCGCTGACCTGGATGGGCGGGTAAAACGTGTCGGCCATCTGCCTGCTAGAACGGTGCGCCCTCACAGTTCCACCCCCTTGAAACAGTGTCATACGAGCCATCGGGGTAGTGGACGGTCGCGAACATGCTGTAGTGGCCGTCGCCGAGCGCCGTGGCGTTCATGTTGAAAGTCGTGCCCTCCTCTACCGCTTTGTCGCGCACGATCACGTCCTCTGCGGCGTTCAGTGCCGCGTCGAGGGCATCCAGAACGTTCCTCACATCCATGACGTGACCACCTCCCATATGCACATCAGCGCGAAGCACGCGCCGAATGCCGCGACCAGTGCGCGGCATGGTATAATCTCCACGTCCTCGCTCTTGTAAGGGCAACCTGGCGCGTCGGCGTGGCACCGCTGGCGCGTCTCCTTTTCACTTCCCATCGTCGAACCTCCCATCCTTGATGAACCATCGTTTGCCGGACTTGAACGCAGGCAGGGTCCCCTGCCTGCACATCCGCGACACCGTGTTGCGCTGCGCCTTCGTCGGCGCTTCGTCCTCGCGCAGGCCGTAGCGGATGCGGCAGTAGCCGTCCAACGTCATGACCATGTGATACCTCCTTCCTTGCGACCATCGGTCATGCGGGGAGACGCGCAGGGCGAGTAAGGTAGCCTGGTCAGGGCGAAAGAAAGGAGGTGTTGCCTATCGTTCATCGGGCAGGATGGAGAAAAGCGATGACCCCGCACGTCCCCCCGCATAGCCGATGGCCTTCATCGTCATCGCTATGCGTCGCTATTCGTTGTTGTCAAAGAGCGCCGACGGCTTTCGCCGTCCATGGAGGCGCTGGAGTTGCCGAGTGGAAATGGGGAAGGAAGCCCAGCGCCCCCGTGGACGACGGCTCGGAGCGCCCGCCCCCTTGATCGCGGGGACGCCCCGAGCGTCGGGCTAAAGAGCGTCCACGACGGCTTTGAGCACTCCCAGCTCGTCCAGGCCGCTCACGTCCACGCGAAGCATGGGCAGCTTGCGCCTGCGCGGGTTGTCGGGGATGTGGACGAGCTGGACGGCCTCGCCGATTCCGTCGCCGTAGTAGTCGATGCGGCTGTAGTCGGTCGCGCCCAGGACGGCTGGTGCCAGCTTGTGATCTACGTAGCGTTGGATGCGCTTCTGGCGTTGGGTCATCATCTGGCGACCGCCTTGCCGTTTGGCTCGTCCACCATGCCGAGGAGGTATTCGGGCGAGCAGTCGAAAAGCTCGCAAAGGGCGATGAGGTTGTTGGCGGTCGGCTCGGCCTTCCCGTTTTCCCAGCGGCTCACAGCGTTCGGGTGGACGTGAATCGCCTCGGCGACGCCTTTGATGGTCAATCCGCGCTTGCGGCGCTCGACCAGCATATTGATTCGCATTAGTGTGCCTTCTTTCATCTGGGATTACACATGTGGCGTGTTTCCAAGGACAAAGATACCCGTATTGCGTGTTCATGTCAACACGTTTCTGTGAGAAAATACACGCAGGGCAGGTAAAGGAAGATGGTGGACATGCTGAAGATCATGGAAGCAAGGGAAGCCCGAGGGTGGACGCAGGCGCAATTGGCGCAGGCCATCGGCACTACGCAGCAAACCGTCCAGCGTTGGGAGAGCGGTCAGACCGACCCGAAGATTTCGCAAGTCGAAGCGGTTTCCAAGGCGCTCGGCATAACCATGTCGTTCCTTCTGGGCATGGACGAGCCGAAGCAGGCCCAGCCGCCAGAAGAGCAGAGGCTCGCATGGTTGTACCGCTCCATGAGCGCGGAGGGACGCGCACGGTTGATGGAGCAGGCCGAGTTCCTTGCGGCTCGGCACCCGTTAAATAAGGCGCGTGCGGTTTAGAGGTGCCTAGATGAAAGTCAGGTCGTACACCATCCAGCAGCTCAAGAAGGGCCACAAGGCGAGGTGCCGCGATTGGCGCTTCTGGGCCGTGACCGACCACGGGCGCAAGTCGGTCATATGGCACGGCACGTGGACGGACGCGCAGAAGGCGATCATGGACTGGGTTTCCGAGTTGGAGGGGCTGAACCCCGAAGCGGGGACGTTCGAGGCATACGCGGCATCCTGGCGCTCCTGGCGCGAGGCATCCGGCGACTACGCTCCGAACACCATATCCAACGACGCGCGGAACGTGAAGGCGCTCATGCGCACGGAGCTGGCGGACAAGAACCTCTCCGAGATAACCCCTGCCGACTGCCGCGACGCCCTGGCATGGCTGAAGGCCCACCCCGTCTCGGGCAGGGGCGAGCTGTCCGGCACCACTATGAACAAATTGGCGCTTGCCCTCGGCTCGATACTCAAGCAGGCCCGCGACGACGGGCTGATCGTGCGCAGCCCCATGGAGTCCGTGAAGCTGCCGAAGGTGGACACCCGCGAGAA